ATGTAAACATCCGCTTCAATGAAATCCCAATCTACAACTTTGTTTGTATAATTGTCAGGGTTTGCGATTGCGGCTTTGAAAGCTTTGTCAAATTCAACGATGATGTTTAGTGCGTTTGTCATGGTTTCGATCTTTCGTTTGGGTTTGTTTTTATGTTTATATAAACTATATAATATGCCTAAAGCATAATGTAAAGTATAAATTTTATAAATTTGTAATTTTTTTTAAATTAAAAAAGGGGCCGAAGCCCCTTGATTATGTTTTCTGTGGTCTGGCTCTAGGCCTGAGTGATGCCCTTACAGTCTGATGATCTGTGAAGAACTTATGATCCCCAATGGTCATCCTCTCATCAAGACCTTTTGACCAGACCGTGGTGATGTCCTTTCGGTGATACCAAAGAAGGTTTTGATCCGAGTAGGTTCTCTTTCCCAGCCTCAGATTTCGCAGCGCCTCTTGGCTTATGTTTACAGCGTCAGCCCATGCGTCTTGATCACTTGGGATCGCCGCCCAGCCGTTCCTTGAAACGAAGCTGAACTGATTGGCGTCTGTCACAACGCTGCAAACATCGTCAGGGAACGCGCTATGCTCGACACGGTTGATCACCACCTCGGCAACGGCTCTCTGGCCCTCTAGAGGCTCTCCACGCGCCTCATGGTACACAGTCAGGGCCAAGCACAATTCAACCAGCATTATTTGCCCTCCATCTAAAGATAACGTTTTCGATAGGTGGGGAACCTTCGCTCCCCCCCACTCCATCTTTTATTTGATCCCGCCTGTTTTGAATGCAGAATTGCGGGTTGCTTACAGAAACAGGCTTCTTAAATTCTAAGGAAATCTTACCAAAGTTTTCAGCGCAAAGGCTTGAAGCCATTTGATCAAGCTTTGATAATTCCTCTGGCGAACCATCGAACAGAACATCAAAAGACATCACAATTCGCATTTTTGATTTTATTTTTAAATTAGCCATTACTGCTTGCGCCCCAGCTTGTGGTTTTGCCCGTATCGGTCATTGAAGGAGACGCCACGTTGACCAAAGGTTCTGCTCTTGGGCTGGTATGGGATGAAGTTATCCCCTGCCCCCTCTAGCTCATATTCTGGCGGGTTGAGGCGATCTTCTTCGCGGTTCTGGTAATCAAACATTTCTTGCCAGACGCCCATACATGCGCTGCTGTAGTCTTTGTCTTTGATGCTGTTCTTGAAATTATTATAGCTGATTGCATTTATATAATTCTGAACAACGCGAGAGACTTCGTTGCGTTTTACCCATGCACGATAAGCGTAATCTGAGCCTGTCATATACACTTCTTGAACATCAGGAAAAAGCTTGTTGATCGCGCCTTTGACGCGAGAGCGAACGAGAAGCCTGTCGCCTTTTAAGTTATCTTTGTCTGCCACGATGGACAGGAAACAGTCTGAAGTAAAAATCCACATTGAGTTTGGGTTCCTATTTTGTTATTATTACATTATGTAATATATGCGTTTAGCATAATTATGTCAATAGTGAGATTGGCTCACACGTTCGAGGCGGTGCTGAGAGCGAAATTTATATAAGAGCGCGGAGCGTTTTTTTCATGGCTTTAAAAGCGAAACTAGACAGTCTGGAAGGACTACCCGATGGGGTTGCAGAATTTTATCAACAAACTGAAAGCGGTTACGAGTTATCCGTTGATGGCATGGTGTCAAAGGACACTGTTGCCCAGTTTCGCGATAATAACATCAAGCTTCAAAAAGATATGGCAAAGCTTTCAAAGGTTGTTCAGTCGGTTGATCTCGACGAATACAAGCAACTCAAAGAAAGAGAGCAAGCCCAGAAAGACCAAGAATTGATTGAGGCTGGCAAGGTTGACGAATTGGTTCATGCAAGAACAGAACGCTTGCGAACTGATATGGAAGCGAAAATGAATGCGGCTCTGACACAAGCAGAGACAGCCACCCAAGAGGCCAAGCAATTCAAGCAAGAGCGCGACAGCTTTTTTATAAACCAACGCCTCTCGAAGGCAGCAGTAAGCGCTGGCGTTCGTGAAACGGCGATTGAAGACGTTATGAACCGCGCAAATCAGGTTTGGCGTCTAGACCCCGAAACAAGAGACTTGATGCCCATGCAGGGCGATCAGGTTGTCTACGGCAAAAAGGGAACCCCCTTAACCGTAGAAGAATGGTATGGCAGTTTGGAAGAGCAAGCTCCACATCTGTTTAAATCATCATCTGGCGGTGGCGCTTCTGGCGGTGTCGGTGTGGCTGGTCGCAAGGTGTCGATGTATAATCAAGAAGGCATGAATAATTCTCTCGAAGCTATCGCTATGGGAAAAATTCAAGTCACCGAATAACGCAGTGAGATAATGCGTTGGGTCAATCTCGGTGAGGTTGACCTTCTCACAAACTGGACGAGCGGAGTTCGTCATCTGAGCCTCGGCGGGGCTTTCTAACCCTAAATCTAAATCTATGAGGAAAATCGTAATGGTTAATACCGTATCGAATATCATGCCCAAGATCCTCGCCAGAGGACTATTGGCATTGCGCGAACAGGCTATCATGCCCCGCGTTGTAAATGGCGACTATTCTGCACAAGCAGCACAAAAGGGTGACACTATCGACGTGCCAATCCCATCTGCTTTGAGTGTCAGCGCAGTAAGCCCTAGCAATACTCCCCCCGCACCAGCGGATAGCTCACCTTCCAAAGTTCAAATCTCTTTGAATAATTGGTATGAAGCGAACTTCCACATGACCGATAAGGAAATGGTCGAAGTGGATCGCAATGAACACTTTGTCCCAATGCAAATGAGCGAGGCTGTTAAAGCTCTTGCCAACAAAATCAACACCACTGTTCACGAGCAGTACACGGGTGTTTTTGGTTTTGCTGGTGCGGCTGGCACAACTCCATTCGCGTCAGCGGTTGCTGCGGCAACTGATGCGCGTAAAGTGCTAAACCAACAGCTATGCCCACGCACAGATCGTCGGATGATCCTCGATTTTGATGCGGAAGCAAACGCCTTGGCATTGGACGCCTTCAACAACGTCAACGAAGTTGGCGGCACAGGCCCGAAAATCGACGGTGAAATCGGACGCAAGTTCGGCTTTGATTTATACACCGACGATGCGGTTGTCACGCACAGCGCTGGCGGCTCTGGCACTCCACTTGTAAATGGCGCTCTTTCGGCTGGTGCAACAACTGTTGCTATCGACGGAATGACAGGCACAGGCGGTCTTGTAGTTGGCGACATCATCACAATGGCTGGGAATACTCAGACATATGCGGTTGTCGCGGCTCCATCGGCATCAGGTGGCGCACAGTCTGTGACTGTATCACCAGCAATCACTGGCACAATCGCTGACAATGCGGCGATCACTGTGAAAGCTGACCACGTTGTAAACTTGGGCTTCCATCGTGACGCCTTCGCTCTTGCAATGCGTCCCCTTCAAGGTGCAACTCAAGGCGATGGTTATGGAAACCAAATCGTTGCGATGACAGACCCACAAACAGGTCTTTCAATGCGCCTCGAAGTTTCACGTCAGCACAAACAGGTTGTTTACAGCCTAGACGCTCTCTGGGGTGTTAAACTGATCCGTCCAGAGTTGGCGGTTCGGATCGCTGGTTAATTTGATCGGGGCGGGGTTTTCCTCGCCCCTTTATCAAAGGACATGAAATGACAATCACGGTTTATAAAGGCACAGATCACGCGATCATCGAAGAGAGCGACTTGTCTCGCTTCGAGAAAGCTGGATGGTCAAAGACAAAGAAAAAGGCAGCGGCATCAGAGCCAAAACGAGCGCGTAACGCTGACGGAACTTTGAAAGCAGACAACCCTTCGACGCCAGAAAACGAGGCGTGGGAAGGCGGCAAAGCCCCAAAGAAGACCAGAAGCAAAAAAAGCTAAAGCCCTACTCACGGGGCTTCTGAGCGCGTCTGAGAGATATTTAAATGGCTATAGTGCTGACAGTTGAAAGTGGAACGGGCCTTCATAACGCGAATGCCTATGTTTCAGTCGAAGATTGCAACGCCTTCAACAACGAAAGACCCTATGCCACTTCATGGTTGGCGGTTGGTCTTGAGGATAAGAAGCGCGCAATCATCATGGCGACAAGACTGCTTGATGAACATATCGATTGGTATGGACAGAGCAAAAGATCCCATAATTTAGATTTATCAACCGCAGAGCGTCAGGCTTTATCTTGGCCCAGAAGCGGAGTGTCTGACAGCGATGGGTACACAGTCGATCAGGACACGATCCCGACATGGCTGAAAAATGCCACTTCTGAATTTGCAAGATTTCTAGCGCTTGAGGACAGAACGATTGATCCCGCAACGGCTGGGTTTTCAAAGATCCAACTCGGAACTTTGCAGATTGAGGTTGATGCGGAAGATCGCGCAGGGGTCATCCCTCGCGGCGTTGTTCACATGGTCGCACAATATGGAACCATTCGCTATCGCGGATCAGCAAAGTTGATGAGGGTTTAATATGGTAGCTGCATCAACAAATTTGGTTTGCGATCAAGGGTCAACTTTCGATGTAACGGTGACATGGAAAGACGCGAACGGGGACGCAAACGATCTGACAAACCACAACGGTCGAATGGATATTCGTTTTGCACAAACGAAAGAGGCCGATTTGGTCTTGCAACTAACACAGGCGAACGGGCGAATTATTCGAAAAAACCCAGTTTCCAGTGGAAAGTTTCAACTTTTAATTTCGGCGGCTGACACGGCTGCTTTGACTGCTGGCGAATACTTCTACGACTTTGAGGTGTTCACGATTGACGGGAGAAGCCCCGTTGAGGTTCAGCGATTAATCCAAGGCAAATTCACGGTAAGGCCAGAGGTGACAGGATGACCGACACGGTAGTAATTCGGGGAAGTAGCGAGGCCACAGTGGTCGTTGAAAGCGGTCAAATCCAAGTTGTCGATGTGGGCATTCAAGGGGCAACGGGTCAGGCTGGTCAGGGCGTTCCAACAACTAATCTCAGCACAGGCGCGATGATTGCCTATGACGGGGCAAACTTCAGCACCATCACTGAAATTCCAACACAAATCACTCTGAACGGGGGTAACTTCTGATGTCTACAATTAAGTTAAAAAGATCCGCAAGCACAGGAAGCCCAGCCAATCTTGGTCAGGGTGAAGTTGCTTATTCATATTTGTCAGGAACGCAAAGCAATGGCGGTGATCGGCTTTATATTGGAACTGGTACGGAAACCTCTGGAAACGCGGCAAATCTAGATGTCGTTGGGGGGAAATATTTCACTAACATGATGGATCATGTCACTGGAACTCTAACGGCTTCCAGCGCTCTTCTTGTCGATAGCAATAAAAAAATAAATGAGCTTTTTGTTGATAACCTAAAGATCGACGGAAACACGATCACCTCTGAGGATACAAACGGGAATATCACCCTTGATCCCAACGGCACGGGTAAAGTTCAAATCAACTCAAACGCCACCATCACGGGCGACTTGCATGTTGAGGGAACGACTACAACCGTTGACAGCACAACCGTCCAGATCGCAGATCCGCAATTTGAACTTGCAAGCACGAACAACAATGACGGGTCAAACGGCGTTACAACTGATGCGGTGGATTTCGGCACATATGGTAATTACAACTCAGACCCAAGTGGAACCAACGCGACTGCATACTCTGGTTGGTTCAGAGATGCCTCAGACAGCGGGAAGTTCAAGTTTTATACTGGGCTAACCTCTGAGCCGACAACCACTGTAAACACGGGTCATTCGAGCTACGGGGCGGCAACTCTAGTGGCAAACGCCTTCGAGGGTACGCACACAGGCAACACAACTGGGGACTTGACGGGTGACGTTAAGTCAACCAACGGGACGAAGATCCTAGAAAACGGGTCGGATGGATCTGACGCTACTTTCACAGGTGTTGCGAGCAAGGCGACAATTCTGGAAACAGCGCGAACAATCGGTGGCGTTTCATTTAATGGCAGCGCAAATATCAACTTGGCTGGGGTCAATACGACAGGGAACCAAAACACAAGCGGGAACGCTGCAACTGCCACGGCGCTTGCCACGGCGCGAGCGATTGCCCTCTCTGGTGATGTTGTCGGTACGGCGAACTTTGATGGAACGGCTGGCATTTCGATCACAACCGCAATTCAAGCAAACAGCGTGGCACTTGGGACGGATACCACGGGCAACTTTATGTCTGATGTCGGGGTAACATCTGGAACGGGCTTGAGCGTCTCCCACAGCGCGGGAGAAGGCTCTACAGCGACTTTTGCGGGTATTGACGCCACAAACAGCGTGAAGGGCGTTGCATCGTTTGCCAGCGCTAATTTTGGGGTTTCCAGCGGGGCGGTTTCGATCTCAGCGATTGATGGTGGAACTTATTAATTAATAAAGTGGAGTTCCACCAATGACCACGATCAAGCTCAAACGAAATACGACAGCGGG